CGAACACAGAAAAGAACAACGATTTGCACATTTACCAGAAACTCGACGAAGTTGAATTTCTGAAGCGGCTCTGGGTCCCAGGACCACTTAAGGTGTTCGCACCTCTATCGTGGACCAGTATCAACAAGAGGATTGTTTGGACCCGTTCCAGGGCTCCGGATCGTGTACGCTCATTGATATATTCCGTTGCAACGGACTGTCTTGAGCACCGGTTCGAAGGGTTGGAGTACTGGAAGAAGTTCTGTAACACCTTGTGCCAAGAGGAAGAGGTTGCAGGGCAAGTCCCGTACAAACACCTAGTCGAGGGCGATCCAGTTGATCAATTGTTCTCTAAGATTGGCCCGACTCAACTGAGCGTGGATCCCTTCTGGGAGACTTCGCTCGAAGACGATGAGTGGACAGTTTTTGCTCGCGAGAAGCTGTCCACTTGTTCACAGCACTAACTAGGTACTGCAATCGCAGTACCCAGCGATCCTGGTCTAGAGGATCAGGAGCAGCTTGACTTGGTGGCCTGGACGAGCGCCGTCTAGACGTGGACGCCTGGGCTCCGGAGCTGTGTGCTAATTTTACCTCTAGGATCGTGAGATCGGAGGTCGCGAGGGGGAGATGTGAAAGCCCCGCAAAAGTTTCAGGACGGAGGAGTCGTACAACTCCGTTCAAGTGGTATTTACCAATGTACAAGGTCTGGGGACAGAATGAGCACCTGCACCCCAATTTAGACGAAAATCGCTTACTGAAACATTATGCAATACTTTAAAATTTTACGACTCATCAGGACTGCGCGAAAATTCTATTCAGACCATGTCCAATGGGACTGAACACCGCCCTGGTGAAGTCGATGGGGACTTGGCTTCCATTTTGTCTCGTCCTACCAGGATTTTTACTGACACGTGGACGCCTAGCACCCATTTCTATCAAGAAACCAACATCTGGAAGGCCTTTTTGGATGACGACACGATTGCCTCCAAAATTAGTAATTTTGCTCGTTTGCGTGGGAAAATGGTTGTTCGCCTTCTTGTTAATGGCAATTCAATGTACTACGGCAAGCTTGTTATGCATTACTCGCCAGTCAGGCAAGCTGATGACGTTTACACGGCGACTTCAGTGCCTGATACTGGAGAATGGATACAAATCATGCAGAAGCCACATGTGTCTTT